ATGGCTTATTACAGTATTGAAAAACGGAAGACCACAAAAGGCGAGATCAGATATCGCTGTACAGTTGCCGTCAAGAAAGAAGGCTCAATAATTTACCGCGAGCGTGAAACCTTCCCCAAGCAGTCCGAAGCCAAATCTTGGGGTGTTATCCGGGTTGCAGATATCGAAAAGAATGGCGTTCCGGTCGCAAAGCAGAAACAGACGACGCTTTTTGGTGAGTTGTTAGAGCGGTATATGAATCACCCTAACATCACTTACAGCAAAAGCAAGGCTTCAACGCTCAGCCTGATTAGCCGTAGTGAAATCTGCCAAGTGCCACTGAGCGAGTTCACCTCTAACACGTTCATCAGCCATGCAGAATACAGAGCTTCGCAAGGTGCCGGACCCTCAACTATCCGCAACGATATCACTTTTATTGGGGCAATCCTCGGAGCTGCAGGCCCGATGTTCAATATTGATTTCGATATGGACTGTTATAGAAAAGCCAAATACCAGATGAGCAGGCTGGGAATGATTGCTACTTCTCAGAAGCGCAGCCGGCGACCAACTTCTGAAGAAATCAGCCAGCTCCTTACCGCGCTTGAAGCTCGATCGGCGGGTTCTTACAAAGGTATCCCTTTTCACCGCATATTCCTTTTCTCGATTCTCTCATGTATGCGCATTGGAGAGGTGACAAGCCTCCGTTGGGATGACATAGACGAAAAGCAGAAAGCCATCCTGGTCAGGGACAGAAAGCATCCACGGAAAAAGATTGGCAATCATATGTATGTCGCGTTGCTTGGAGAGGCCTGGGATATCGTACAGGAGCAACCAAAAATTAGTGACCTGATATTCCCCTTCAAACAAAAACGGATAAGTATTGTATTTGGGGAAGAGAGGAATAAGTTGGGCATTGAGGATTTGCGCTATCACGATCTGCGCAGAGAGGGAGCAAGCCGGCTATTTGAGGCTGGTTTTGTCATCGAAGAAGTTGCTCAGGTGACTGGGCATAGATCGCTTAAGACACTGTGGCAAATTTACACAGAGCTATATCCTCGATCCCTTCATGACCGCTTCAGAGAGCTGCAGGAAAAAAGGGGTGGTGTCACTGCTGACGCCGGAGCAATGCCAGTTAAATTGAACGTTGAATGAAGGCTAGGATTAAATGTCAAAATATGAAACGTCTAACATCGGTCGCATGCCGGAGCTGACTGAGTTTGGAATGATTTACAGCGCGGTAGGTAAAATTCTGGTGCTGGACCTAGCAATGAAGGATTCTCTGACGGGATACATTGATGATCCGAGGCCATTCCCCGATATGGCGATCAGCATTCGTGCTGACATGGCAAGAGAATTAGCGACTGAGTTGCTGAAATGTGCAGACGCAATTGAGGTGGGCATGAGCCATCCAAGGTTGAAGTTTAGTGAATAAGGTATTCGATTTTTAGCTGTAGGACGTCACTTAAACAAAGCGCAAAACACTCATTTTGCTTAGATCGCAGCGGTTTTCGTTTGCCCCAGCATCGCTCTTTTTTTGGTTTTCTGTTAAAACCTCCGACTTTAACGATTGACAAATTCCGGACAAATCTTAGGATCACCCTTCACCTTTATTAATGGGAGCGTTACGCATGAGTTTGCATCAGCTATTCAAGCTCATTATCCGCATCAGTGGTATCACCTGCGGCATCACTATCAAAATGACCAACAATCTCTTTTACTTCGATGGGCTCTTCCTCGTCGTAGTTGCCGTGTGGATGTGGTCAGAGTACGACTGGTATCGAGCACGGAATGAGAAGGTTAATTCATGAGAAGAATTCCTGTACATGGTGGCTTGCGGGGATTACTCGCACTTAATGTCTCACTGCCTCTGTCATACAAAGAAAGGTTATCGAGCCATAAGGTAGTTGCTCAGTTCGTAAGCATTCTATACTTGGTCTCACACTCATTAAGAATGACCAAGTCGTTTTCAATTTGCATTCTTGATCATCACCTTGGACGATGACGAAGTTCTTCGACTCATAACTTGGATAAAGGCATGGTTAAATTATTTTCACGATATGCAACTATTGGTGTACTTAACACACTAATTCACTGGATCACTTTCGCGATTTGTTTCGAACGTGGTCTGGCGCAATCTCTGTCAAATTTTATTGCCTTCTGCATGGCAGTGACATTCTCCTTTTTTGCAAATGCACGCTGGACTTTTAATTCTGAAGCAACAACCATACGTTACATAATGTATGTTTTTTTTATGGGTATGATTGCTGTAATGATAGGTTCATATGCGGATAGACTTAAAGTTTCTCCTGTTGTAACGCTCGTTGTATTTTCAGGCATTAGCCTTGTTTGCGGATTCATTTATTCAAAATATATTATTTTTCGAGTAAGAAAATGAAAATTTCTCTTGTGGTTCCAGTTTTCAACGAAGAAGATGCAATACCTATTTTTTACCAAACTGTAAGGCGTGAATTAAAAGACATAGAAATCGAAATAGTTTTCATCAACGATGGCAGCAAAGATAGAACTGAGGAAATAATAAGCTCGCTAGCCATAAAAGACCCATCAATAAAAGCAATTTCTTTTACCAGAAACTTTGGCAAAGAACCTGCTCTTTTTGCTGGCATTGAACAAGCCACAGGCGACGCTGTCATACCAATTGACGTAGATTTGCAAGACCCTGTCGATGTAATTCCACAGTTAATAGAACGATGGCAAGCCGGAGCCGATGTAGTGTTGGCAAAAAGAATAGATAGAAGCACAGACGGCCACCTTAAGCGTAAAACTGCCGAATGGTTTTACAAGCTTCACAACAAAATAAGCACCCCTACGATAGAAGAAAATGTTGGTGATTTTCGCCTTATGTCTCGTAGCGTTGTGGAGAACATAAAACTTCTTCCTGAAAGGAACCTTTTCATGAAGGGTGTATTATCATGGGTTGGCGGGGATGTTGCTGTTGTAGAGTATTCGCGAGCTGAAAGAGTGGCAGGAACAACTAAATTCAATGGATGGAAGCTTTGGAACTTGGCATTAGAAGGAATTACTAGCTTTTCCACATTCCCACTTAGAATGTGGACTTATCTTGGATTAGCAGTGGCGGCAATTTCATTCTTTTATGGTGCATGGATGATAATTGACACCACCATTTGGGGCAACCCTGTCAAAGGATACACTTCCATACTCGTTTCAATGCTCTTTTTAGGTGGAGTGCAACTGATTGGTATTGGTGTGCTTGGAGAGTATATAGGTCGAATTTATATTGAGACAAAAAGAAGACCGAAATATTTATTGAAAAATCCTAAGGGGAATAGAGTTGATGTTTAGTAAGTTAATGGCATTGAAAATTGATGAGGTAGGCCGTGAGAAGTCACTGGCATTTATGGTATTATTTAGTTTCATGGTAATGATGCTAGGTAGCTCAAGAAGCATATATGGCGTTTACATGCCTGATGACTATTTATTGGCCTCTCAAAAGATGCCTGTGTCATTCTATCTCAATCAAGGCCGCTTTATCCAAGCTGCCATTACAGGCTTTTTTAACTATATTGACATCAATATTGTATCTTCAAGCCCTATATTCACCCCGCTATTTTTTATTTCAACATCACTTGCATCATCTTTATTAGTAATTACCTTATTAGAAAAAAGATCTTCTTTAATTATTTCATGTTTACTTTCGGGTGCAATTGTTAGCCACCCAGCTTTCAGCATGATGTCTGTATATCACCTTGCTGTTGTATGCTTTGCTCTTTGCATGATTTGCATTGTTGGTTACATGATTTCATTTGATGATTTCATAAAAACACACAATACCAGATCTGCTCTAACTGCTTCTTTTTTCGTGATTCTAGCTTGCGGGAATTATCAACCCGCCTTTATAGTAATAATAATTTACTCAGTTATTCGGGCATATATTGTAGAGCATAAATTATTAACTTTTAACAATATTAAGGCAGCCTACCCTATCATTGTTGGTTTAATTGCTTATGCCATCTTCTTTAAACTAACAAAAAATATGCTTGGTGAAAACCACTGGGATTCAAGAGCTGGTTTAGTCGAAGACCCACTGCTGCGCATACGGGAAATATTTGCTTTCCTCCCTAGTTTTTTTTATAAAAATTGGTGGGTTATTCCAAAGCAATTTGGCATAGTTTTATCAGTTGCTTCAGCCTTTTACATTACAACTTATTTATATAAATCAAATAAACTAACTGCATCATTAGTATTAATCCCTTTTCTTTTACTAACAGCTATTGTAATGCCTCTGGCTTTACTGAAGGTGTGGGACCCAACCCCCCGAGCACTATTTTCTATTTCGTTTCTTTATTCGTCTGTCATGATTCTCTTTTACAATGAGTCGATGATTAGACTTAAGGCAATATTGCTTTCAATAGCTGTATTGTTTGGACTTATCTCTTCTAATGGCTATCTTTATCAGACGGAAATGGCACAAAAGAAAGATGCCTTACTAGCGATAAAATCGTACAACTTAGTAAAGAATAGCAGAGTTAAGGCGAACAGAATCGCTATTGTGAATAATAATGCAATAAACGTCGACTCCTGGGCCTTAAATGGGCTTCTCTACTTCTTGACAAATGAGAATATGAATATCTCATCGCCAACTGAAGATGAGATTGAGCAGTGTGATAAGTTTAAAAACGAAAGTCGCTTGATAGAAGGTAAAGAATCACTTTTAGTTTGCTTGTCTAATTGACTGGAAGAATCATTCCTTTAGAAGGCTCCTCTATGGAGCCTAATATTAAGGTTTTTTAGGCCAACTAATGTTAGGTGCTACAGATGTATCTATCTCCTGAACCGTTTTGTAATACATCATCCAGTTTGTAAGGGATATCTTATCTTCTTCACTTATGATGCCGAGGAGCAGCTGAGTCTGCCATGGTTGAGTATTTGTGTTAGCCTCCGCTAAAAGCGCTGATTTTATGGCCTTCGCATTTTCAACAGTAAGAACAACTGGCTTTGGCTCTCCCTGCACAACCTTACCATCTACAAATTTTGAATCCTGACCAATAGATTCAAATATTTTCTCACTAACTTCCTGCAGCTTTTCCGCCACATATCCTTCAGCCTCAGGCTCGCTTATTGCTACCAACATACCGGTGACATAGTTGTCACTGTCCGTCTGGATAAAGTAGCGAGTGCTATACGGCACCAATTCTTCATCTACCATTCTGATCACCACACTGCCAAAAGGTTAACGTTTAAAGCTGTGCCATTATTAAAGATGCCGCAGTTATTTGCCCCAATGCCGTTCAGCCAGCACTGGAAGGCACCATTAATTGCAGTTATGAACACCGCGGGCGGTGCTGTAAATCCAGCCGGGAATGTCCATGTAGTTGTCGCATTTGCCGCAAGAGTAAGGTTCTGCCTGCACCACTGCCCGCCCCCGGGCATTTTTGTCCAGGCCCCATTTCCATTCGAACCAGACTGGAACTGGTCAAGCCGCACGGCATGTGCCGCAGCGGTTGCCCCGCCTACAGAAAATTGAGTGAACTGATTACCGGCCAGACTGGCATAGCTCTGTAATACAAAATTTAGACGGTCATTGTTAACGCCATAGGCTCCAGTGCCATTATTTGCCATCTGGAATGCCTGTGCAGAATCACCGTTTAATGCTGCCTTTTTCCCCAAACCAGAATTAAGAAGAGAAACAGGCACAGCGGCATTGTTATCGTCTGGAGCACTAGATACCCAAAATTTCTGCGTGGCTGAGCCAGTTAAAGAAGCTTTACTAGCTAATGCTGTATCTAGTCCCAAGTTAGTGAGTGCCGCGGCTACTGCACTGTTTCCATCCGCTTTAATATCTGCGAAAGGGAATTCTCTGCTAAGGCTAAGTTTTTTAATGGCCGACAAAAGCTGAGAATTTTGAGACTTGTCCAGAACCAACCCGGCAGCTTCTATCAATAGTGAGATTTCTTCCTGAACGGAGTCAAAGAATTCCGCATTGAGCGCCGTTGGCAGCTCTCCCGTCTGCGGGTTGCCGCCCGTGAAGCCGTTCTTTCCTGTGCCAAATTTGTCTTTCTTGGCGGTGGATGTATCAATACGATGCATGGTTACTCCGGGTATTTGAAAATGACGTAGGTGTGGGACGGGGCAAGCTTGCTGAGTACGCACTCTGCAATAGTGTCACCCCACGTTCTTATGCTGTCGGTGCAGCTGCTGATTGCCGTCATTGGTGTTATCTGCGTGGCAGACGGCATGTTGACCTGCCAGTAATACCGCCACTCGTCGCTGTAGAGTGAATCCGTACAGTCTGAGGCGCATGAGAACTGAGACTTGTTGTAACGGGTGATTGTGACATCGGTGTAGCCCAGCGCTTCCAGTTGGGCCAGATAGAAAGCTTCATTAATGCCGCCAGCGAGATTAAGCTTTGCATCCAGCCGTTGCCTGCGCTGCTGAAGTGTCTGGACGCCAGGAGGCGCGCAGCTGTCAGGAAGCCCGCTGATACTCTCATAACGATCAATCAGCTCGGTCACGGAGCGCGGGTCGATTTCCAGCATCAGAGCATCACCGCGACCATGCAGTTCTGCAAGGGACGGAGCCAGACCGGCCAGCATCGGGTCATCTGCACTCCATGCTGGGCCACGTGGCAACAGTGCGCCCAGCATCTGACGATACTGCTCTGTTAAGTCCATGAGATTGACCCCACAACGCCGATTTCACCTTTACCGACAGTGATGTCAGATGAAGGACTGACCAGTATGTGACTGTACTCTCCGGTTGCAATGCTGATCGCCTCACTGATACGCGATGGCTTGAGAATACTTTCAGGCCCGCCATCACGCAGCATCATTGATCGCAGCTCTGCTTCCACGGCATAGCGCACCGCGGTGGTGTCCGGGTTCAGCCGAATCTGGAAATCGACCGCGTGTGGTGTGGGTGCAAAAACATAAATATCCGCACCCGCCACCGGAGCCAGCGGCTCAATGTACGCTTTGACGGCGTCCACCGTAGCGGCATCGGGGATAGGATTAATCAGGTCGCTGTTAGCCACCATCACGCCCACTGTTCCCCGTCCGCTCCAGTGCCGGTACGTCCAGGCACGTGTAATGCCTGCCACTTCTTTAGCCCACACCTCATAATCACCGTCTGCGCCGCCCTGCGGGGTCCAGTACCAGCGCTCAATGACTCGCGCCCGCCACACTTCTACGTCCTCAACGTTCGCACCGCCCTGAATGCTGTCCGCCACACCAGCGGAAGTCAGACCGGTAATCGGGCTGACCAGCCGCATGGCAAGACCATCATCGGTATTACCGGCTTTACCGGCTGTATCGCTGGTTACCGGTACGCGCAGCACCCCCCCCGCTGACGTGGCCGCTGCGGCTGTGGTGTAGGACGCCAGGTCGTCACGCTGAATCGTCACGCCAGCCGGGATAGTAATGCCGTTCGTAGCCACGTCCCAGCGCACGTATCCCGTTGCTGCCGTAGCCGCCTTGCGCGGGCATCGCTTCATGTTGGCATGTCGCGTCAGCCAGTCCTCGTCTGCAAGGTCCGGGAGAAGGTTGCGCGCCAGATAATCGATGTAACCATATACGGTGTGTACCGCTGCTGCCTGCACGCGTCCGTAAACCTCTGCGTCGGTGCGGCGCAGTGCCGCCAGCGTCGAATCAGCGGCCAGTCGGGTGAGGATATCGTTGCGGACGGTGGTGATTAACTGAGGGAGTGTTGGCCGGGTAAATCCACTGTCAGTCATTAAGTTCACTCCATAAATCGTCAAAGGAAAATGTCGTGCGGGTGCCGTCTTTCTGGCTGATAACCACTGATGCGCTGAGCGTGGTAATCCCGGTACGCTCGGCCTTCACGTCCACCCTTGCCGCCACGCCGTCATCTACCAGCCACTGAAGCGCCTGGCTGATATATTCACGCGCTTTGAGCGGCGTTTTATTGGTGAGCGTCGTGCGGCTGAGAAGGTAGAGACGGGATCCGATGCGGTCATTCTGTACAGTCGGGAAGCTGTCGCCCCACCACCCGTTATCCTTATCCGGGCTGTCGTCAGGCTCGGCCTTTCGCCAGGAGAACAGTGAGATAATGACGGCACGCGTCAGGGGATCGGGCGGCCACGTCACGTCGCGCTGTACGCCGTTAATAACAATAATCATCACGCCTCCATTTTCTGCGCTGGCGCGTCGGTTGTGCCGCCGCCGGAGCCGTTCTCTTTGTGCGTGTGACCGTTATAGGCCGTGCGCATTGCTGACATGGTCAGTCCGGAGGAGTCGCACTTATCCTTAATTTCACCGGTTGCCTCAATGTCCATTTCAAACCGCGCTTTGGGCGAATTGGTAAAGGTGACTGGCTTACCCGCACCATTCACGACGATCCCTGCGCGGGTGAGCGTGACCGACTGCCCCTGATCGTCATGTACCGCCACCTCGCCGGACTTGAGGCCTTTTATGCGGTAGCGACGGTCAGAGACAACCAGCACCACTCCGTGTGACCTGTCACCGTCAAAATAGGCAGCCACGGCCTCTGCACCGGTCAGCGGCGCTGCGGTAAAGCCGTAAGGCTCCATGTGCTCAATGTCGCTTTTACCTTCGCCTCCGGCCATTTCAACCTGAAGCATCTGGCACTTTGTGGCCGTGTTCAGGCCGCGCACCACGGCGCGGGCCAGCAGGTTTGACAGTGCGCGACCCATCCCTGACATCAGGTTAGCCATCAGAAATCATCCTCTTCTGTCGTTTTCTTTTTGAGCTTGCCGGGCTTAGCCGGTTCAGGGAGATAAGCGTCCGGCGGCCCGACACGGATTTCGGTAACGGTTCCGTTCTCATCCTGCTGGTAAGTCACTTCAGCGATGACCATCTGCCGGTTGTTAAAGCCGAGGATGGGGTCGAAGACGATCACCTGCAGGTTAGGCAGCCATAGTGAGCCGTCGCCCTGCCGCCAGCCCTGCACGGTGTAGGTCACCTCATCGGTACGCGCAGCACGCTGGCGCATTTCAAACTCAGCGCGTGCGCTGCAGGTTGCCGTGGTGGCGTTGCCGGTCTGGCGGATAATCATCGGGCGGTAGCGCTTCAGTCCGCCGTCAATAGTCTTTGAGCGAATGGCCGTCGTCGTGGCCTCGCCAAAGTCATCGTCATTACCCCGGCGCTGACCGGATACCTGATAATCACTGAACCGGTCACGGATGCTCTTTTCGGTATCGCAGGAAAGAATGTTTTCACCCAGAACCAGCGCAGTGTGAGCCTGCTGACTACCTATGCCACCGATAACCAGATTGCCCTGCGCATTGTCATACGCCAGCGCCTGCTGCAGCCCCAGCATTTTATTCAGCACGTCCATGACTTTTTCGCCCTGGTCGGCCTGAACACCTTGCAGCGCACCTGACGCGCCGCCAGCATCCACAACCGTTATGCTGAACGGCTTCGCCAGCTCTGCTGCCACCTGCGCCAGCGAGCGCCCGGAATACTGTGACGGCGTGGCAGAGCAGTCGATAAGGTCGGCCGTTTTGCTGCGCCCTGATATCCCCACGCTGATGCTGCGTGCGTCATAGCGGACCGGCGTTGCCTCAATATAGCCGGTCAGCACTTTGTCGGCTCCTATCAGGACTTCAACGAGGTCGCCGTTTTTAATCCGGTTGCTGTGGTTAGCCTGGTCGGTGTCACCCGGCCAGCTACGGGTAATTTCAACGGTGAAGTCACGAGCAATGCGCTCAATGCCTGCGGCGATCCGGACTGATGTCCAGCCGCCCCACTCCTGACCATTCACCCGGAGAAGAACGGTGTTATTCATCGTACCGGCACCCTAAGTTTCTGAACCGGCACAAAGCCGGGATGGCGTATGCCGTTACGCGCCGTTATGTCACCGGCACGGGAGGCTGAGTCGTACCAGTCAGCGGCCAGCACCAGCGCGGGCATAACCTGTGAAGGCGTGCGCTCCGTCATGCGCTCGACCTGCTCCAGCCGGGCCGAGATATCGCGGTTAACATCAGTGCGCACGGTGACCAGCGCCTGATAGAGCCCATCGTCTGAAACCCGTTCCATCTCAAGATCAATGGCCTCATTGAGACTGTCACGCACCTGCGCGAGGTCATCCCATGAGATAACTGTGCTGTTATCCAGAGATGTGGTCACGCCGGATGAAACCGAAACGGTGGCGGTCGCAGTGGTGTCTGTGTCTGAAGCGGCATTACCTGAGTCAGGCCGTATGTTGCTGACGGCAGGATGCGACACCATAACCGGCTGCTGCGGGTCCTGCTGACGTGTAACAGACCGGTTTGCTGGCTTCGGCAGACTGGTGACTGCTGCGGCTGCTTCGCTTATAGCCGTGGTGCGCACCGCCTGCGCGACATAGTTCCGCTGAGTGGTCTGTGTCTGTGTCGTTTTGCTGTCGATGTTCCAGACGCCGCGCGGGGCCAGACCCGAATCAACCGTGACGCCGGTCAGCCCCTTAATCATCGATATCAGGTCCGAAGTGTTACCCGTCAGGCGCGTTCCGGCGCGCCACATGGTCTGCAGTCGGTTAACAAAACTCATGCCGCTGGAAGGCGGCTTCAGCAACACAGACAGGTCACCCTGCAGTAAGCGTGATGCCGCGCTGATGCCTGAATCAACGTACTGAAATGCGCTGGTCACGGTACTGAACATGCCTGTTGCTTCATCCAGCACACCGTCCTGAAGAAAGTCAGGCATACCGTCCATGCCAAAAGCACCAAAAGCCGATGAAATGGCGTCATCAAGAAACGAAACGGAAGAAGATAACTTCTGGCCGGTTGCCAGCCCAGCGGTGGGAAACGAAAGCTCACCGGACTCAACAAAGCTGAAGCTGACGCGGCACATGCGCCCTTCGCTCTGCGAATGACTAACTCGCACGGCATCGTCCACAACCACGGTCATTTCGCCGTAATAGGGATGAACCAGCGTACAGGAGCCCGGCTTTTCTATGGCTTCAATCAGCCGGTTACGCTGCTCAAAGAAGTCATCGCCAATCAGATATGCCTGAACGCTGAAGCGGCGTGTCGCCCGGCCCAAATCCTCTGCCCATGGCTTATCGCGATTGGGGTACTCATGCATCTGAACGCGGCGGCCAAAGGTTGCCTCATCGCTGTCCACCTTAAACGCGATGCCACGCAGCGAGGCATCCTGCAGATTATCTTTCCAGCTCATGGCTTACTCCGGGCGTAAAAAAACCCGCCGGAGCGGGTTATTGGTTCGAGAATCGGTTGTATCCGACATCATAGTTAAGCCAGGGTAGTGAGTTACCCGCTGGCGCAACGCGCATTCCGGGAGGGGCGTTTTCGAAGGAAACTTTAAGCCCACCCTTCTGTGACGCTGCGTCGCTGCGCATCAAGGGACCGCTCATGCTTTGCGGACTTAGCGGAACGCTACCACCCTTTAACTGCTGCTCATTGTTATACCAGCCGCCAGCTTTCCATCTCTTCTTCAGTGACCCCCAGAATGACTCGGTGCCATCTTTCTGAGTTGCCGCGTCCGATATCTCTTCCAGCTTTTTAAACATGTAGAGCGCGACAGCAATAGATACTGTCATAGCGCTAAGCTTGCCTATTTTGTCCAGAATAGCGAGCAGACCGCCAGCCTTTGTGGTTGCAGCCGTAAGCGAACCTATGACCTGAAGTGTAAACGCCCCGGCCATTAATCCGCCTATTCCTGTAATGGCGCGCTCCCACCCACCAAAAGCTTGCGTAGCACCATCTATCTTGCTCCATAATTTTTCAATCACAGGACCAAACTTATCCCAGTTAGAAATCACCAACCCGATGCCTAGCGCGGCCAGGCGGAGGAATACACCCATTGGGGATAGTTTCAGCCCTCTGCCGACAATTCCAAGCGCAAAGTTTACGCCTAATAGCGCGAGCTTAACGCCAACAAATCCTGCAGCGATGCCAAATGCACCACGGATTACTTTTGGGTTTTTCTCAGCAAACTCGGTAAACCTCTCAGATATATCTCCAAGCCACGCTACCAATTTTTTAGCATCACCGGAAAATGCTCCACCGATAGCTGCCAGACCATTTACGGCTGTGCCAGTCATTGAATCCCAGAGGTTAGTAAGTGTGTTGAGCTGAGCATCCACACGCTTATTTAGGTTGGCTTGCCTTCCCATTTTCCCCTGGATTTCATCGTAACCACTTTTTCCCTTGTCGATTAGAGCATTCAATACTGCAATGGTGTCACCATCATCTCCAAATATCTGCTTAATGATGGTGGTTTTTTGTTTGGTGGTTAATGACTGAAGCTTGTTCAATTGCCTGAACAGATTATCAATGCCTCCAAATTCCCCCTTACCATCGGTAAAATCTAAGTTGATACCTTTGCGACCCAGGAGTTTGTTTGCGGCCTTCATCTTCTTGGTATCAAATCCAGCCTGAAATATCTTTCTTATAGCATTACCGGCAGTTTCACCCTGAGTCCCCATCTGATCCATCATAACTGCGATCGGTGCCAGAGCTCGCGCGGCAGTAAGGCCATCTTTGCTAACCATTTTTGTTACTGAGCTGACATTCGTAAAAAACGAAAGCATGTTGGTATCGTCGACACCAAGATAAAAAGCCTTTTGAATCGTATCGAACAACCCCATCATATCTTTGGACGCGGTGCCGGTTGCATCCTGCATTTTTGCCGCAAACTCTGCCGCCGCTTCTGGCGTTTTTTTCAGCTGTACCGCGAGATAAGCTGAAACCTCACCTACACCACTGAGAATGTTCTGGGCCGGAATACCCTGCCTGACAAGCATCTGCATCATGTTCTGAAAGTCAGCAGTAGTACCAGGCAGTTTATTGCCAAGGCCTATAGCCAGCTTGTTTATCTTTTCGAAGTCAGAGCCCACAGCGCCGCTGGCTTCCATCATGGCAACCTTTAGCCCTGTTGCGGCGTCTTCCTGCCTGGCGAAAGCAACCAGAGAGCCGGTTAGCCCGGCGGCGAGACCGCCAGCCATGGCCATGCCGCCCTTGCCTGCTTCCTCTGCATCTTTACGGAACCGGCGCAGATTTTTCTGCATGCGGCCAAGTGCGGGCGAAAGTCTGTCAACGCCAGTGATAAGCGCTTTCAGTTCAAATTCAGCCATTAGCTTTTCGCTCCCGTTCTATCCGGTTCGCCTGGTCGATAAGTAATTGCAGGCTTTTTAAGTCCTCTCTCAGGACTTCCAGAGGATTTATGCGCCAGTAACTGGCGCAATCGAAGTACAGATTAAGCAGCTCTTTAGCTGTCAGGCCTGAAGGAAAAAACCTGCCACTACCCAGCCAGCGGCATTCAGGTCCGAAGGCGACATATCATCTACCGAACTCGGCGGGATACCGCCCAGCTGGCTGATATACTTAGCCACGACATGCGCCAGCAGCTTCACTGACTCATCCTGATTCATCTGATAGGGATAGCCAAGCTCACGGACATCCTTGCCCGTTGGCTCACGCAACTCCAGTACATGGATAGTTTCACCATGTGCCGTAATGGGTTTTGAAAGCTGAAGTTCACTCACTGATAGAATCCTTCTGAACCGTGGAATTCGAGGTCAACAGTACCCTCCTCCGCATTGTGGTTTGCCTCACCGAACTGGAACGCTTCAGACAGCACGTAAACCATGCCGTTAGCCAGTTCGGCGGTGATGGTCATCTGATCTGAGTCCATCAGCTTGGTGACCGGAAACGCCTTAGGCACCTTAAAGGTGCCTTTGACGTAAGGCGCTCGGTGCGTCTCTTTGTAATCCACGTCACCGGCCAGGCCGATTACGTCATCACGCACTTTGGTATTCATCGGCACCTCAATGCCGCCGGTCAGCGACAGCTGCTGGCCGTCCACCTTGACGTATGCTGTACCCGCAATCTTTGCCATTACGCGGTCTCCTCGTTGTATTGCAGACGGAACTGATTAAGCAGCGCAAAGACGCGCAGCTGATTGACGTAATCCGGCGGGAAAAGCACATCTACGCGCGTCGGGTCGCTGACATTGCGCTCTACCACCAGATGCTCTTTGAAGAGTTCGAAGTTCTCCACAATGCCAGCCCGCTCCATCGTGCGGTAGCTGGCGCACATCTCACCCTTCAGCACAGCAGGCGTCACGATGGCCTGACCCGGACCGAAGCGCGTGCCATCATTTGCCAGCTTATGGCGCGGATACTTACTGGTGATGATGCTTTTCAGCTGACGGATAACGTAGGCGCTGGTATGCAGCGTTTCGCTGTCCAGGTAGCTGTTATCAGCCACCCCGTAGGCATTCTGCTTATAGGTGGTGATGTCACGCTGAATGCGAAGAACGCCGCCTTCACTGTATGCCGTTGCAATGCCGTGCATCAGCAGGGATTGTTGTTCAGTCAGCGTGAAGCGGTTGCCTGCCAGTGCCGGAAGAGCGCCGGTCAGTTCTCCGGTCTGGGTCGGACGCGCCGGATCGTTACGGATAAATACTGCGTTACGGGCAGTGCGCAGCGCCACCAGTTCATCTGCTGCTGTCTGAACACCAGTTTCATAACCGGCCACAGTAATGTGCTGGTTGTTCAGTGTGCCGCCGAACGCCACCAGGTCTGACAGTGTGCCAATCTTGGCAGTGTAGACGTGGCCATACAGCTGTCGCGCATAACTCCAGCGGCCAGAAGAGTCGTTCATCTCCAGCGCGATAGTTGCCAGTGATGCCGAGTCGCTGAACGGTGTGCCGATAAAATCAAACGGTTCATCACCCATTGCGGCCACGGTACCTGAAAGATCAGGTGCGCCGGTACCGCCTGCCATGGCGGTGATCGCAACGTTAACGCCATCTGGCATATTTTCACTGCCAATGGTGCCGTAATAGTTCATCAGCAGCGGGATGTCATTGCCGGTAAGACCTTTATGACGCGCAGTGAGAGTGACTACGCCAGCCGCAGCGCCTGCCGTTACGGGGAGGTCAGCATTGGCGTTGATCACTGCCGCAAGAGTGGCTGCAATCGCCGTTGGCGCGTCACCGGTGACCACTGCCGCCTGCACGCGCGACGCACCGATATACAGGCTTAACGTGCCTGATGCCTGCGCATTTCCGGTAATGGTTAACGTACCAGTTGCAACATCACCTTCAGGCTCATCTACTGCGATTACCCACAGTTCGCCAAACGGGTCGATAGCGCGGTATTTCGCTACCATGCGGGCAAGCTGGCTGCCCCGGCCTGCAACCTTGCCGGCCAGCGCTGCTGAAGGCATGATCGTAAGCTGGTTTTTAGCGATGGTGCTGTCAGTGGATGCAAAACCAATCAGGAGTGACGGGCCGCTGTCCTGCGTGGTATTCGCTTCGCTGTTGTCCATTTCCGCCCAGAAGAGCGGCACACGAAGGGTTGACGGAATGTTCGGGTAGCTGACAGACATTACTCACCGCCTTGTTTTTTAGTGTCCGCCACGGCTTTCTTCTCTTCCGGGGCGACTTTTTCAACATCCCCGGCCGCAAGGCGGCGGAGCCAGTAGCTGCTTTCTTCGACGTTCCGGCCCTCTGAAGGCAGCAGATCGCCCCGGGCAGGGTCTGGAACAGACCGCCCGCGCTTGGGTTTGATTTGCATGGTTTACTCGCTGAGGTTGATTTTGGTGTGGTGTTCGATGATGCCGTCAGGACCATTGCCCGGGTCGATATAATCAAAGTCGATTTCGACCGTTTTCAGCTCATCCAGGGCGTTCAGGTCATCCTGCTGGCGCGTATCCTCTTCGGTAATTTCTCGCGTCAACATAAATTCGAACTGGTAGTAGAGGCGTCCCCGGTCCATGTCCAGAAGTTGGCCGCCGGAGTACGCCACCGGGCCCGCGTCGGCGTCCGGCTCCCAGCCCAGCAGCGCCTTCCAGATTTGCTGCCGCACATCATGCACGGCGTCATAACCGGCCGCCTGACCGCGTTCATCACGCGTATTGTCGAGCACGACGACAACAGCAAATCCTTCGGTCACGTTCTGCCAGTAGTCAGTCAGGGACTCCTGCTCAGCGGTCACATCTTCGGTCGGCACCACATAGGCGGCCGGCAGCTTCATCTTCCCGGTTTCGGGGATAGACTTGAACTCAGCCGCCCCGGCTACGTTACCCGCGAACATCGGACATCGCGCCCGGAGCGCGGCAATCACCAGTGATAGCTTCATTTCTTTTTCCTTTCAGGACGCAGGGAGGTACGCAGCGCACGCGTAAGCACGTAACGTGTCCACGTTTTGCGCGCCTCAAGCACTTCGGTCATGTAGTTTTTACGCGGGGCAACGCGCCAGCCATTACCGCCGGATTTCCCTTTGTGATGGCTCTTTTTGCGCTTAGCGCCACGCTTCACGCCGTAGAACAGGAAGGCCGGGTAAAAGTCGCCATCAATGAGGCGGTTTCCCTCGCCCCGCTTCTGGTTCGGCGCGATACGTACCATCAAGCCCGGACGGCTTTTTGATGCGCGGGGAACGTAATAGCCGATAGACCGCGCCAGCCTGCCGGTTCTGAATCCCGGATATTCGCCCGGAGCAGACCGCCCACGACGCATGACCAGACGCCGGGCATCACGCATATGCACCTGACCAATCTGGATGAAGGCGCGGCGCATTTTTGCCCGGTTAAAAACGAGGTCTTTAGGCTGCTGAAAATCAACGTGCAGAAGCGGCTTAGCCATACATCTCTCTGTCGCTATCTACAGCCCTCAGCTCCTCACACTCCATCAGCAGGTAACGACCGGCTGAGTTGAGGTCGCGCAGGCGCTTAACGCGATACACGTAACCGCCGTAAACCACCTCAAAATCTGAAGTGATCCCCCGGCGGTAGCGGATAGTCATGTAGTGGGTTATGGTGTCATCAGCCTGAACGGATTCGTGATAGGTAGTGGCACCCACCTGCCGGACCTTCGCCCACACGTCCTTTTCATTCTGATAGACCGGCTCTGTGCCGTAATCCGCTGCCGCCTGGTCGATACGCTGGCGCAGATGGATGCGCTTATTCAGCTCGCCTGGATCGGGCTGCGTGAATACGGCACTGGTGTTTGATGAGCGTTGCTGCATGCTAATACCCCGACACCGGCAGACGCCGTGAATAGAGCAGGAACTCAAACGCCTGCGGCGTCTCCGTCATCTCCAGTTCTGACACTGAGCTGCGGTGTTCATACCAGTGACTGACCAGTATAAGCAGCGCAAGCCGGATATCTTCAGTAATCACTATGCCATCGGTATCAAGCGGTGCAATATCAGCCACCGTTTTATACAGATTGCGGTTCAGGTAGGTCACCGCCTTCGCCTCTGCCGCCAGCGCCAGCAGCTCAAGCAGCCGATCTTCTTCCGTAAAGTCGCTCTCAAGGCGGCACTGAAGCCGGATTTCTTCAAGTGTCAGCAGCATGGCTATGCCTTATTTTTTGGCTTTTTCCTTCGCCTCAGCTGCCGCTTTCGCATTGGCTTCAGCGCCCGCTTTTTCCTGCGCTTCAGCAGCGGCCTTTGCTTTGGCCTCTTCTTCAGCCTTTGCAAGCGCCTCGGCTTCGGCTTTTTCCTTCGCCTCAGCTGCCGCTTTCTCTTCTGCGCTGTCATCGATCTCACTGGCATAGCCCATCTTAATCAGCTCGCGACCGTGCTGCTCGTCGGTCTCGATGGTATTGCCTTCAGAAACGACCGTTCCGCCGAAATAGTTCGGTTTAATCAGAAGCAGTTTCATGCTTTTCTCCTTCAAAGCGGCCCGGAGGCCGCCTGTTGACGTTTAGCTGGCTGCCGGAACAGTGAAGCTGCCGTAGATGAACGCTTCAGGGCGTTTAACGGCCAGCGCCAGTCGCTCTTCACAGCGGATTGAGATCATGTTTTTCTCAAAATCATCTGAGTTCTCGGTGGAGATGACCACATTGGCATCCTCACGATCAAACAACTGCGCAGCTGCATTGAACGCACCGGTCAGGAATTTACCCTGGAATGCTGCAGTTTCAGTTGCAACTACCGGCAGCCCCCACAGGGTTGGACCCGTCAGGGATGAAGGGTTCGCCAGGATGTAACGGCCCAGTGTGTCTTTGGTAAGTTCAATCTTCGCCCAGTCGATAAAGTGCAGGACATGACCAGAAGCCGGGAAACGTGCCAGTTGAGCCTGCAGCATTGCCAGACGCAGGTCATCAATGCCGTTCTGCTTTTCAACTGCAAATGCAGCAGCAAATTTGGACGCCTGCGGCACGATGCCTTTCAGGTGCGCACCGGTGCCATCGCCAAACAGAATCTCCTGCTCTTCGACATACTTCAGGCCATAACGCATTTCCGCATCGATGGTTGACTGCAGCTGTGCAAAGTCATCCAGAATCTGCTTGGATGCCTTGAACATGTGCGCAATGGTGGTGACCGGGGTGATCTGCGTTGCGAAGGTAATGTCGCTGTACGGCTTGGCAGTGCCTTCCGGTACGACTTTAGCCGCATTGGTAAACCCGGTCTGCTGCACCCAGAAAATGGCTGGAGCGCTGGTGCGGCCCGGCGCGATCAGGTCACGAATAAACAGGCGTTGCTTTGGCTGTACATCAATGCCTGGCAGACGCTGAGGCTCAACGACACCAGTAGCCACATCCGTTGACAGCAGAGCTGCATTGACCGGCACGCTGACGCGCTTGCCACCTTCAACGCTGGCAGCAAATGCCTTCAACGCTTCGCTGCTGATAACGGTCTGCCCAACGGTTTCGATAGTCTTTTTGGCGTTAGCCAGCGGCATCTGAGCGACGTGCTGCTCCAGTTCGCCCAGTGAGGCCTTCAGTGTTTTGTTCGCTTCATTCAGCGCATTAAACTCAGTAGCGATCTTGTCTACCGCTTCTTTGGTCTGAGCAGAAAGCTGACCGGAATTCTTCGCTTCTTTAAGCGCGTCCTCAGCCTTCTGACTGAAGGTGCCGGACACTTCTTCCAGCTTCGCAGATACCTTTTTCAGTAACTCATTTACATCTGACATGGTGATTCCTTATTTGCCGAACGCGTCCAGCGCGTTTTGAAGTTGTGCAATATTTTCTGGGTTTATTTCGTCGGTAGCGCCCGGCATACCTTCAGGGTTGGCAGCAGCGCCTGGCTTGCCGCCGGTTAATGCTTTCAGAAGTTTTCGACGCTCGGAGCGTGGTGCATCTGTTTTCGCCAGCATCGCATCAAGCTTGCGTAGCGCGGCCGCCGGACTGTCGTCGCCGTCAGAAATCTCATCTGCCGCCAGCAGGCGATCTGCAAAACCTTTTTCAACCGCATCACTGCCGCCGATATAGGTTTCCGCATTCATCATTGCCTCAATGGCTTCGCTGCTCAGCCCGGTCCGGGCACCGTAAATATCGTTCATAGCTTTGTCGAATGGCTCCATGTCAGCAGCCACCTGAGCCAGATCGTGACGGTTACCCATCGCATAAACCCAGCAGTTGTGAATCATCAGGAAGGCACCGCGGCCAATCTGCACGTCATCACCGGCCATTGCGATGATCGACGCAGCAGAAGCAGCGAGGCCCAGCACTTTAACGGTGACTTTCCCTTCGTATTCACGCAGCAGGTTGTAAATCGCCAGGCCTTCAAACATGTCGCCGCCGGGCGAATTGATATTTACCGTCACGTCAGCACCGCCGATTGAGCGGAGCGCCGCCGCGATGCGGCTGGCGGTAACGCCGTCGCCATACCAGTCAGCGCCAATTACGTCGAACACGGAAATGCTGTTTTCATCACTCTTTGCGGCTTTAATGCCGCCGTTCCAGCGCTCCATGGCAGATGACGGCAGGTCGCGATTTTCGCGCGCAAAAGGCCGCCCCTCCGGCGCTGCCGGAAGACTTTTAACTGTCATTGGGGTTGCTCCTAAGCCGCCTGTTTAAGCGGTGATTGTTCTAAAGGAATGTCCGGGAAAACCGCGTCGTGAACTTCGCGCAGCAGCTTAGCGTTTACGGCCTGGCTGTTTTTGCGCAAATCCTCAAGCGGTGTAAGGTTGAGCTGCACTGTGTAAATATCGCCACCTTCAATCGGAGGCAGGTTCTCCAGGCGGCGCACATCATTACGGGACATCCAGCCGTTCTGCAGCGCCGTGGTGTAATAGGCCGCACGCCCGGCACTGTCAGCACGCAGCAGGCCTTCAACAGAGAACTCAGCGAATAAGTCTTCATCGCCGTTGAGCAGGCATCGTGAAATCTCCTGTTCAATGTTCACCAGCATCGGGCGAAGCGTATTCGTCAGGAACAGCAGATTCATGCCTTCAACGCTTGATGCCCAGCTGCTCTGCTTGTTTACGTGACCGACCATAAACGGCGGCACGCGGAACCAGCGGCAGATTTCCTCAATGCTAAATGATCGCGACTCCAGCATCTGAGCATCCTCAGGGTTAAGGGTGATGCCCTGATAGGACATATCACCCTCAAGCACCATCACCTTGCCCGCGTTTTTTGAACCAACGAACCGGTTAAGGTTTTCGCGGTTTTTCTGTCGCTGCTCTTTTGTCAGCAGATTCTTTGAAAGAAAGAAACCTGACGTCTGAATACCGTTTTCAAAAATTTTTGCGGCTGACTCTTCGACCGCCATCGCTGCGCCAAACACGTCACGCCCGGTACGCATCGGCATCATCCCGCAGACGCCATCCAGGCCAAATCCCCGGATGTGCATCATGTTTTTAACCGGGATAATGCGCGGCACACCCTTTTCTGTGTAGGTGTACTGCAGCTCTCCGCTGTCGAGTCGTTCCACCTTCATTGACTGAGGAAGCAGCGGCACCAGAGATACCAGTTTGGTGCCGATCATCTTTTTCTCAACGTAGGCATTGCCACGCAGGCAGATACTGGCAACCACCATCAGCATGAAGCGCGACGGCGTCATTTCGCTGTTCGGACGGCGACACAGCAGCTGATAAGCCGGATGATTGAGCGCCAGCTTGCGGGAACCGTCAGCTGATCGTTCGTATACCTTCATCGGCAGCGTTGAAACTGACTCACTTAGCAGGCGCACACACGCCCAGACAGAAGCCAGCGCCAGCGCTTTCTCTGCTGTGACGACTTTACCGCTGCTGCTTGTGCCGTACCACTCCTGCCAGAACGCGGCATCATTAAGTCCAATCGACTCACCAAGCCAGTTCACAATCGCGCTCTTAATGCGACCCGGCCGTTTTTTTTCCTTCATCAGATACCTACCATGATCGGATCATCAAAAAAGTCATCAGGATCGCCGCTTTCCACCAGCACCGCATCCTCTGCTGCACCAATCGCCATAGCGGAAGCCACCACACCATCGATGCGGCCGGTGCTTTTCTTTTTGGCAAATATGCGGTTGTCCTTCTGGTCAGCCTCAAGTACCGCACAGGCGGCATTCCAGCGCAGGCAGGGATTGGGCCGGATAGTTAGCACCCGGTTATTAAGATGCTCCTCAAACAGCTCGATAGAGCGCGGCATCCATAGCCCGGACTCCTGAGCCTTGTAAAAGCCCTGACCATGCGGAACAAGGTCAACGCTCACAGACTCGCTTTCCAGCTCGGGCTCCAGATACTTAATGCGGTACTGGTCAAACGCGATGCACTTAATATCATATCTGGCCGCCAGCTCACCGATGCGTACCGCGACAAATCCATAGTTGACCGCCTTGCCCGGCGGCGCGTGAATAAATCCGTTACGCAGCCATGCGTCATAGGGAACGTGGTCAGTTTTGGCCCGCTCAAGCAAAGAGTCTTTTGGCGTCCAGAACTCAACCAAAAGCTTTTTGGACTTAGGGAAGTAAAGCGCCAGCGCCGTCAGGTCGCGCGAACCTGACAGGTCCAGCCCGCCATAGCACTCCTCACCAGCTAAATCTTCAGGATCAAATTCCTGTTCGCAGTTCATCCAGGTGTCGCTGTCTATCCACGGGTCGGACGCCTCCACCCACTGGCAGAAGTTAAGACGCCGCACGATGCTCTCTTTCGACGGCATGCCCCGCGCCTGCGTCACCTGCTCCCGCAGATATTTATCAGTGAAGGTCTGGCCCAGAGACGGATTAGCTTTACCCCAGCATGATTCATCCTTAAACGGGTCATCGCCCTCATCTAGTGAACAGATGAAGCTGAAAAAGCTGTCATCCTCCAGATCACCGGCGGCAACCTTGCGCCCGTACTCATGGTACTCATAACAGACGCTCGTTTTATCGTGGCCGCTGTTGGTGATGAGAAACATCAGCGCCTGACGTCGGCCTTTTGTACCGGCACGCATCATCTCAACAACGGCATTTGTTTTGTGCTCATGCACTTCGTCAATCAGTGCGCCATGCGGGCGAGGCCCTGACTGACCATCATCGGAGCTGATGGGCTTAAAGAAAGAGCCCGTCTGCAGGAACGCAAGGTTCCACACATTAAGCCCTGTGCCGGATTTAGTGATGCGCTGTGCCAGCGCGGGCGACTGATCGACCATCGTTACCGCATCGCGGAACAGGATCATCGCCTGGTCTTTCTTCGTGGCCGCCGCGTAAACTTCGGCGCGGGGCTCTTTGTCTGCCATCAGCAGGTAAAGACCAACTCCGCCTGCCAGTGGGGACTTACCCGAACCCTTACCTGATTCGATGTAGCTCATGCGAAAGCGGCGCGTGCCGTCTTCCACTTTCCAGCCGAACAGGGAGCCAACAATGAAACACTGCCACGGCAGCAGGATGAAAGGCTTACCTTCATGCTCCCCGCCGTTGAGCTTCAGAACCTGAGCAAAGAAGTTAACAACGCGCGTTACAGCTTCAACATCCCAGAACAGGCCGCGCTTCGGACCCTCTTCCAGATCGCGAAGGTGACGGGCGCATGCCGCGCGGATGTCTGGTCCGGCAATAACCGCACCGCTGGTAACGTCCATTGCATACTGCGTCGCCGGGTCAACCGAAGAACTGGTTGAGCGGGTCTTCTTCTTTTTCTCCACCATTCACATTCACCTTTGACCGGGCAGCCGGTGTCAGGCCGAACTCTACCAGGTAGCTTTTGAATCGCCGGTCTGCATCAGCCAGCATTGAAACAGCCGGGTTGGCTTTTATCAGAAATCCACCTTCGGTCTGGACCGTGTAGGTTCTGCCCTCATCAGCAATTGTGATCCGCAGCTGAAGAATGTCAGCGTAGATATCGCAGAGCCTTTCCAGCGCGAGAACATCGGCGACGGTTAGCACGCCCATTCCATCGAGCAGAACGGTCAGTTTTCCCCACGCCACCTTCCCCCAGTCGGTGAGATGTGCCGGCGGGCTCGGGATTTCTCTTGCGGGTGAAGGTTCTTTGTCGTTGAGTTTCCGCTTGCCCGGATTGCCGGTAACGACCTTGAGGTGGGTCGGTTTTGGTCGTCTACCGGCCATAAAAACCTCCCAGAAAAAAACTTTTCATTTCGCGGTTGTGCATAAAAAGGGGGGCGGGCGGTCAGGAAGGCGATAGCCCTTGAACTCTTTATCCGCCCCTCCCCGTGTGTCTGAGTTCTATCCCCTGCGCCAGTGCGACTGTGGGTCCAGTGGTAGGCCGTTCTCATCGCACCCAATCACGTGACCGCGCTTTTCTTCGCGCTGCTTAGTGGAGTCGTGGTGCTGCTTACAGAGGGGTTGCCAGTTTGCTTTATCCCAAAAGAGCTTTTGAGCCTTTGCTATCTCATCCTGTTTGCCGCCATTGATGGCTTCTTTCAGCCTGTGTGGTTTGATGTGGTCAACGACAGTTGCGGCTACCGCTCTGCCCTGCCGATGGCACATAACGCAGAGAGGATGTGATTTCAGAAATGAGAGCCTGGCTTTGTCCCAGCGGCTGTTATAGATACGTGGCTCTGACATCAGAGTTTCCTGCTGGCTGGGTGTGTTTATCCCTCGGCAATGGTGAGACCACCAGCCGATGATTCAGTGTCTTTATGCTGAAAATTGAACTCAGCAAGCTCAGTTTTCAGAACAAAATAAAACCGCCCGTAGGCGGCCTGTATTAATCGCTACCGCAATTACCACCGCTATCTGACGAACTGCCAGAGTCGTAACCGCCACTGCATGAATCAAATCTGCTTGAACTGCTGTAGTCGTTACCCACGTAAATCGGACTGATGGGGTTAAGCGGATTCATCAGGTCGCTGCCTGCGCCAGTTGTGCCAGTCATGCGACGACGGTGTTCTTCATCACGGCGGCGGCGACTTTCCGCGCGGCGACGTAATTCTGCATCAGATAAATAGCTCATAGCTTTTTCTCTCTGTAGTGCCGGGTTCGCGACGCTTCACTGCGTGGCTAACCGTTATCCCTTGTCGGAGGATTCAATAGGCTTCACGTGCGAGAACATGAAGCCGTCATAGGGCATCGGAAGGTTGCACACCTTCCAGTTAACGAGATCAAAGAACCATTCAGGCACGCCATTAGCCGCGCATACTTCAGGCTCCCCTGATTCGATATTCCTGATGTAAACCGGTACGATATTGGCAAACAGGCCAGTGTGCTCCCACTCGCTCTTTTTAACTCTGCCGAACAGTAATGCCATGCTTACCTCAAACATTGCTCTCTGATGTACTGCTGAAGACCGGCTATTTGCTTTCCGGCGAGTTCGATTCGACTTCTGAGGATGAAATAATCCCGTTCAGCGGTGTCAGTAAGTCCGGGGCTGGCTGCATCATCCATGCCGGCGGCGCCGGTGGCGGATTGCTTCGTGCAGGTAGCGTTGAGCTGCAACCGGCGCTTGCCAGAAGCAACGTCACGCTCAAGCTGGTCGATAGTTGCTTGAGCATTGGCTAATTCCTTTGTGTATTTGGCGTCGAGCGCGGCAACATCGCGCTGGCGGACCTGCATATCGTCAATCGTCTGCTGGCGCTCGGTAGCCAGGCTGTCAGCAGTAACGTATTTCCCGTGGTAAAGAATTGCTACCCGGCAGACCACAATGAGCGCCACCAGCAGCAGGCCGATAATTAATGTTCGCCAGCTAAAGGTCATAGGGACCATCCGCCAGGCACATTGAGCGTTCCATGTCGCGCCGGTTCATCAGCCCCCTGAATTTCATGCCTCCGGCATAGACCCAGCGACGCAGCTCTTCGCATGCTCCTTCCTGATCGCCCGCATTCAGCTTTTTAAGAAGTGTCGATTTAGAGAAAGCGCCGGAGCCTACGTTGTAGGTGAAGCTGTAGAGCGAAGCGCGTTGATATTCATTCAGCGGAACCTTAACCAGACCATCAACCGTTTGCTTTACCGGCTTCAGGTCATTCCACAGCAGGCGATCACATTCGCGGTCGGTATACTTCTTACCTTTAATAATGTCGTTGCCTGTATGTCCATCACAGACCGTCCAGACACCAGCCACATCTTTGTAAGGCTCGTATACGCGTCCCTCTACGCCGTCTTTACCACCGATGAAGAGCGAGGCGATAAGCATTGAGCCGCCGCCCGCTGCGGCAATCAGTTTGTTACGCAGGCTGGCTGACATAGCCATAATTATTCCTCTCCCAGCTTATCGGACGGGATATAGCCGCGCTGCTCCAGCGCCCTTATCTGAGCGAGAGATACTTTGCGCTTAAAATACGCGTTGATAGCAAACGTCATCAGGGCCAGAACAATACCGGCAATAACGCCTACCGCACTCCATTCATCCGGGCTGAGTCGCGTTAGCACGCCATTGGCTACAGCCGATCCTGCCGCACCGTATGCCGCTCCTGATGCTAGTTTGCTCATATGGTTGATACTCATGGTCACCTCCGTGATTACGGTCGGTGCTGTCTGTAGTCATTAGAAAATGGCGACCCTCCCCACACAGCAACGGGGAAATATCAAAGTTTTTGGGAGGACGCCAAAAGAGGACCGGGAATTTCCGGCTAATTAGAATTCTTTCTGTCAAAGGCACCCGCAGATGCCTTTTGCACAAAGCTATTTGGTGGCTTTAAACAGCGGCCAGAGAAGAGCAATCACCACAAAGATGATTGCGCCATCAGCCAGGACAGACATCATTCGACTTGTGAAGTCGATGGCGACAACCAGAAACAGCAGTACAGCTATCGCCAGCCAGCGCAAATGGGCCATTACAGATGGTTTTCCAATCGCAGGCCGAGAACATTGGCGATCTCTTCCAGCACCTTGCGTTCTTCCGGCTCTACTTCGCCGTCTGCTTCAGCGATCGCTACAGCGACATCGAGCACATCTTCTGCTTCGCGCGTATCGTGCTTAACGTCTTCGATTTCACGAAGTGCTGCGCGCCGCCCGATTTTGAAGTTAGTATCGAGCTGGCCGACGATCGTGGCGCTGATGGAGTTGATTTCAGAAGTGAACGCCGCCAGAGCTGGCTGATTGCGAAGTACCTGCTCAATCTTCGCCTTCTCAGAGGCCTCACACTCACCATCGGCATACGCCACCAGATACGCAGCATTAACTACGGCCTGCGCAAGATCGCGTTTCTCAAACTTCTTAATATCGCTGACTGCCTTACGTGCTTTTTTACCGAAACCAAACATAGTGACTTTCCTTTTAGCGGGTGAGCCAGCGCTCAGGAGTAGTCAGCCCACAGAGATAGTCACACTGACCATCACTCTGGCTCACCCCTGAAAGGCTCTGTGGTGTAATGCGCCGAGCGTGGCGCGGGAATAAAAAAGGCCCGCCGAAGCGAGCCTTTGTAAATTTGCTTTTCGATTTAATTGGTTAGCACTTTTTGCATAAAACCAAAAGTCATGACTACTACATTAGCACTGTCAATCCTTGAAAGTTGACAGAGTGAAACTTGAATTTTTACCCGCTTACTGTTGCTTCCCCTTCGGTATGCGGGCTTTTTTTTGGCCCCTGACGCAAATCGCGGTAACTGCCTTGCCCGTCGGCAACAGGGTTAATCTTGCTGTACTTATCACAATATGAAAGGCGCTACGGGTTTGCAGTCCCGGACAGACCTTATAAGCGTCTGCGCTCAGCGCCTTTGGTATTGTGTGGAATGTAAAACAGAAAACCCCGCCGGGCGGCAGGGTTCTTTTGTGGGTGGTGGTGTTTTGTATGCAGTACGCCCACCATGAGAGAGATATTAATCCATTTTCGGACAAAATCAATCTATTTAATTACGTGCTTTGCTAATTCGACTGCTGCTGCCAGTTCGCTATGAGTTGTCACGATTTTGAATATCATCTCAGCATGACTTTCTTCCGCTTCCAGCTTTACCACTAGCGATTCAAAGAATGGTTTCCAGTTTCTGGTCCATGTTCGAACATGCAGTTCAGGTAAGTGATGGCTGACAGCCTTAAAGGCTTTAGTGCCGGTACTACGGCGGAAACCAACACCACTACAACGATCACATTCTTTCTCTACGATTGTGCCCAGTAGCTTTGATTTTTCGATGTCTCTTACAGTCCCAGTGCCATTACAGCGACAGCGCGCGCTTATTACGCCACTGCCGTGACATGTCACGCACTTACTTTCTGTAGTTTCAAGCCTGAATTTTGCTGGTGTTTTCTCACCACAGCCGGGATGGACCATTACATTCGCTATGCCATTAACTAGGCCGCGCCCGGCACAGTCCGGGCATGCATGGGTCGTTGCTGCGGAACGGGTGTATTCATCAAACGCCAGGCGACACATAACTTGCAGGCATGGCAGCAGCTTTTTACCTGCTGCTTTGATAATCAACCTCGGCACAGTTTTACGCGCATGCGCCATCAGGTATTCAACCGCTCGCACCTTATCTTCTTCCCCTACGCCTGCCTTTGCGAGGACAGCGGCAACCCCCAGCGGAGATTTAGACTGGCACATGCCGAAGGCGCCCATCACGTCAGTGCCCGTCAGCGCTTCAGATGCCGTAGCGCGCGAGGTATCGCTGATGTTCATAGTCTTTGGGCTGAAATGCTTTAACGCCGATTCAATTTTCATGCTAATCCTTCTCCACACCCTTTATTTTTTGTCTGCCCCGATAACGCCGACTGCAATCGCGTGATCGAGAAACCTGAACAGCAGCTCAATCTGGCTGCCATATTTGCTTTCAAACTCCCTCATGTCCCGGTGCAGCTCATCGTGATGCGCTCTGCAAAGCGGTATCACAAATAGGTCATGCGCCTTCGTCCCCATTCCTCCCTGTCCGTGTCCGATGATGTGGTGTGGATCGTCTGCCTGCTTTCCGCAGCAGGCACACTTTTGCGCCTTTACCCATCGCGTATACTTCTCGCTTTCCCAGCGCTTACGCTTGGGACGAAGCATAAACGATTCCGGCGACTCCGGGTCTGCCACCAGGCTGATAACCTTCTTCACGACTTCCCCGGCCTCTTGCAAAACCTGCCGGCCCGGGCGCTCTGGCGTAATCAGTGATTCCTTCAGCGTGCCGGTAGCCACCTGCTCTGCCTTCATCTTCAGAACGCGGCGTGCCGGCGCTTCGGGTATCAGGTCGATTACGTCTTTGATGGATGCCCACCAGCACAGTTCGGGCAAGGTCAGCGTATGGTTAGCATGCAGGCCCATATCGAGGCAGGCGCTGTGAATGATCCACGCTGCGACGTTCGCGGCAGCAACCTCCTCCATTTCGCCAGATACGCCGTTATTGCGCAACTTGTTGTCATGGTGATAACAGAGCGACAGCACGCCATGTTCTGTTTCGAGCGTGGTTATTTCGTGGAAGTGGAAGCTGTCGCCGTCGTCGCACTGGCATGCATTAATCATCCCTACCCAAACAGTAAGATCGGGAAAGCCACCAGCGGCGGCAATAACGCGCTCATGGCGGAAGAAGGAATCCAGTAGCGGATCATCCAGTAAGGGCTGATTGCCATCGTTAATTTTCCCTGACGGCAGGTCAGCCATATCACCAGTCGGCGTGCTGATGAGTACGCGACCGCGAAACAGGCTCATCAGTTCTGAGCCAGGCTTGAACAGGACTATCCCCGTGCGCGGCGCCACTTCCGGTGTGAGAAGCGCCCTCATGCGTTGCCTGCCAGTTCTTTGTCATGGGTAAATTCACCATTCCAGGACTGCTTCATTGGCAGTAGCCCTTTCAGATATCGGCGATAAAGCCACACTGCGCCCTCACGCAGCAGAACGGGCTGGTAGCTGGTGAAGCTGGCCGCCGATGAAGGATTAATCTGGCTGCTCTTCTCTGTGAGGTATTTATCGCGAGCCTGAGAGCGTACTCGCCAGTGAGCATGGTTCCCGTTAGGGTTGTCGTCATAGAGCCAGTTTGACTCCTGCAGGTATGCGCTCACCCTACTGACGTTCACGCCGTTCAGACGTTTGCAGAACTGGACAGGAGAAAGCCCATCGCTAAACAGGTTCTCAAGGTGATCGATATATTGCGCCTGTCGATGGGTCAATACTTCCGCCTGCTGTTTCGCTTCCATAGCATCAGCCCATGCGCGCGCCAGCTTAATCGGATCGTTCATGTCTGGCAGCAGAAGCCCACCGACCTCTCTGAGACGAAAATAACTGTCCTCCAGCCCTTCAAAGAATGTCCATGCCTCATCCGTATCGACGATTTTGGACATGCGCGCGGCGCCCTTCTCTGTCCATAGCGTCAGGCTTCTGGCTTTGGATGAAATTTGTGCGTGACTATTAGTCACTCGCAAATCTCGTAGCTCGTCGCCATCCACGGTGAAGATATGAATCCCTTCGACAAAACGACCCGCATTGCGTGAAAGGTTTTTACGAATGTTGGCTTCGTCAGTGCCATAGCCTCTGGCTAATAGCTCTGTCGTGATCACACGCTGATCGCGATACATGAGAACGGGAACGCTAACTGAAGCGTTCGAAGAGATAACTACGGGGTTTACGCCAGACGCAGCTGCGCCCAGTACCTGATTCGGCATATTTTGCTCTCCACACCATTTGTTTTATCCGGTCCCGCCCCCTCATCTGCAAATGAACGGGACCAACCTTTGCCGGCAGCGTCTGCAAACGCTTATCTGCATAACCATCATAATGGTTCAAAAATAAATTTCACGACTTAAGTGTATTCACCGATTTTTATATGCGAAGCCAACGTCCTAAGGCAACAAGGCTATACCTTAATCAAGACACTCATTCTTCAAAACAAGGGTTACCTGACCGAGCCACTTACCAAAAAGTGCTGAATTTTTGAATACATAATATTATGCAACGTGTGTATTTTAACTCAACTAGTACCATTCTTGGTAAACTAAAAAAATGAAACATTAACTAACTAAGGCTTTAACTAACGGAAATTTAAAGGATTGAGCAATCACACTGAAGAACATTGCACGCCAAGTTCAATTTTTTTGATTTATTGGCTGTTAGTTTATTTCACATGTATCTAAAAATGGAAATGTAAAAATCGTCAAATCCAGCTTATCGCTATTTTTTTAATTTTATCACTTTAGCTTAGAGCATATGTTCTGTAAAAAAAATATTTGCCTAATCTTGAGTTATGCTTGAAAATAGCCACATATTAACAGAGGGAACTTTAATATGAGTCAGGACTTAAAGGTTGGAGCTTTAGCAGTGCTGGGTGTTTTTTTTCTTTTAGGGGGTATTAACGCTTACTCGAAAAAGCAAAGCGCAATTAATGAAATTAGTTCATGTGCAACTATAAATACAAGCAATGCAGTATCTAATGTCGAAAGAGACTTATTGGGCAGGCATGACACAAGCTTGTTTGGAGAGGAATTTATTACTCTTGATTCCATCCTCTTCCATAATGAAACGATTGGCAAACAAGGCACAAGGGTCATCGTCCCTTTCACTCTGATTCGCTCTCAAGGTCAAAATGAATATGAGGCTGAAGTAAGATGCTCTGACTTGAATATCATTAAATACATAAAATTATAAATCTAAAACGATTTCAAAATATCTGCTTCTGCAATCACAATAACTTTAATGCACTTAATTTATCTTTGAGATTCTCAAAGACTCACACAGCAATCAGGTGATTATATGTTAAAACCCTTGAAATACTACGCTGGCAAGGACAGGTCAAATAACCTCCTTTTACATTGCGAAGATTGCAAACATTTGCCCACTTCAGATTTCCGCACCTTTATTGGTAGTTTTTACACGCCGAATCAGGCATTTTCATTAGCGGCTAGGAAATTTTCATCTCTAGAGCACTGTACCTTCTGCCAAGATGAATCGAAACATTACATAAATGATGAAACACGTTTTCCATATGTATATTTCGACTCTACGATTTCATTAAACAAAGGCAAGAAAACATTAAAACCAGTACATCATTCCCCCCCTACTAAGAAACCCAAATTTTGATTTTCTTTATTTTAACCTGAAAGCGCCCGAAGGCGCTAATTTCTTAAATGCAGACTGAAAAAAATATCACTAATTGTACATTATCAGAAACGGCAGAATTAACTTTACCCCGTTTCTCCCATATCTGGGATCGTCATCTGTCCCGCCAGTTCAGCGACAGCGGCGCGGAGCATGCGGATGTTTTCCCAAGTTGATTTATCGGCACGTTCCACCAGGGCGATAAACTCTGCCATGGTCATTTCCGTCTTTAGACGGGTCTCTATAGCTACTGAACTGAAGCGATTGAACTTCTCCATTAACCCTGCATCGTCCAGATCGGGATACTTAGCGGCCACCCAAACTTTCAGCTCCGCGTTTTCCAGCTTTTTCTGCTTCAGGCGCTGTGCTTTGGCAAGAATCTCCGTCGGCACTACCACTACAGCTGGATTTTCGAAAGAGTCTGCAGCCCAGGTGTGGGCATATCGGGATTCCTGAAACGTGTAAATGTCTTTATCGCCAAACATCGCAGCGGCGCAGGCCCAGACCTCAATACCGCTTTGCTCAAGGATACCAGCGCGGGTTAGCGGCATGTTTTCGTCATACTGGCTATCAGCGTTTACGGCAGGCTGCGCCGCGCCGACGGGGATTCCTGAGCGGTATTCGGTGATGATGGCCATAACTTCTTCAATACGGCTCAGGTCGATAAGCAGCGCGCCTTTCCCCTCTTCGGCTTCTCCTTTCTGAGCGTCACACAGCAGTTCCACCAGGCGGCGGGCGCGCGCGGCGCTGAACTGCGGCATCGCATCGGCCTTGGTCAGCTTCTTCTTGCCAGTCGCCTTCGCCTTATCCAGCTGCGTTCTGGCTACACTCCCAGCCTTCACCCCATGCTCACGCACCAGCGCCACTGCAGTAGTCGCCGCGACCTCTCTGTTTTTCACCATGGCGATCAGCTCATCACCGGAGGTAAGCAGCTGCAGGTGATGCTCCACGTCAGCAATAGAGCGCTTCACCTTCTTCGCTATCTCTGCCGGTTCCATACCCTGATTGCTCATGCGCTGATAGGCTGCTGCGCGCTCCAGCGGTTCCAGCGCGCGCCCCTGGCTGCTCGTGACCATGAAGGCGATGCGATCGGCCTCGGACCCTACGAAATCTTTGCACTCCAGGCGGATGTCATAGCCAGCTTCTTTCGCCAGCAGAGCGCCGTGGTAACGATGATGACCGTCGATGATCTTAATGCCCTGCTCAGTGACCTGCACAGCGAGCGGAGGCACATGCTCGCCAGCGATGAAGGCATCGCGGAATTCTTCGACGTGCGTCTGGTCAATTTCACGGATGTTGTAACCACTTTCGACATACAGCTCATCAACGCCCAGCAGGTAAGTTTTGCGGGTAGTGATGTTGGTTTCGGTCTTTGCTTTGTTGTCGTAAATTCTTGCTAAGTTAGTCATTTGTTTGCCAGCTCCCAGGACAGGGTAACGATCAGCGCGGCGATCATCAGGGCCGCAGTGCGAATGCTTTGGTAAAAAATCACGTTGCGCTCGTAATGGCGCAGCACACGGGCTTTCATCAGATGCCACCCTATGCGTCGGCGCTCGGCTTCGGCCTTAATGCCTTTGCTTTCTGCATGCACATCCGCCGGCGCGCTACAGCCTGATCACGAAAGCGAGGCTTAGCCGTGGCGTCCATCGCGTTCAGCCATACCGTTGCCGCTCGGCTCCAGCAGTTGCGAGCCTGAAGGGACATAGCCAGTTTGCTCAGGCGCGCGTATTCAGCGTCTACAGCTGTTGCTTCTTCAACCAGGTAGTAGCGGAACTTTATGTCCATGTAGACTTCGCCCATTGCTAGCAGAGTTTTCCCTGCTTCGCGTACAGTTCGCACGTTCGCCTTCATCCCATTCGCCAGTTCGGAAGCTGTCAGGCCCGGATGCTCTTTCAGGTACGCCAGAATCATTTGTTCAGTATTCATCGTCGCGTCTCCTGTTAAGCGCCACGGAAGCCATCGGGGATTTCGTAATTAGCGCTGGGCATTTGCATCACATCGCGCTGCCATTTGCCGTTCACGCATGGTGGGCGCCCTGATTTATCCCATTTCGTCGCGGACTGGAGATAGCCAGGGAAGTTTTTGGGAATGAACAGAGTTGCTGGGCGCAGATACTGGGCCTGCTCAGTGTTCTGCCAGTGTGCGTTTTTATAATCGACCACCAGTAACAGCTCACCGAGCTCATAACCTTCTGCCAGCCGCGCACGGATATTCTCCAGGGATGATTTGCAAACCTGAAATTTGGCTCCGGTAGTTTGGTTAAGGTGAACAAGAACCTTCTTAGCGTGATCAGTCAGTTCAACATCGCGGTCGGGTTGCGCAGCAACCTGACAAGAATTCTCTGTTGTACTCTCTGTAGTAATCTCTGTTGTATTCTCTGTAAGAGTGGGACAAATTGACCCGATGGATTGGGACAACTTGTCCTTATCCATAGGGACAAATTGACCTTTTCGATCAGGACAATTTGTCTCTCTCGATAGGGACAAATTGTCCCTATCGGCCAGCAAAGGGCTTGAGTAGTTAATTGCGTAATAATTAGTCTGGTCGTGCTGCCTTTTTTTAAGCTGCTCAACATAAATCAGCCCCATCTTTTTCAATGATGAAACCGTTCTTTGTATCGTCTTCGCGGTCCACCATGGAAACTGCTCATTCCAGGCATTAATGCTGTTATAAACCCAGCGTTTGCCGTCATATTCGATGCCAGAGGTGGTGTCATCCAGCCAGTAACAGATTTGCTGAAGCACGATGGCTTCATTCAGCCCGATACGGCATGCCAGCACTGGGCTGATGACCAGCGGCTTCACTTTTAGAAGTAAACTCATGAGCTGCCCCTACTTCCCTGAAATTGCGCTGAAACTGGTCAAGTGGGCTGAAGCACTCACCATGTTCGTAGTTGTCGCGCAGGTAGATAACGCGGTTGGTTTCAGGCTCCCACCGAACGACACGGACGATGACGCCGCGCTTGTCTTTAAAGCGTCTGTTAACTTCACGCATTTTCCGGTCTCCGGCTTGCGATAAAATTCTGCCCAGGCTGCTTCGACTACCCGGCGAGATGCCTCTTGGTAGTTGTTGGCGCCATCAGCGGCCGGTATGATTTGCTCATACCAACGAACGCCGGCAATTAAACGGCAACGAAATTGCCCTGTTGGTCTGTTCTGGCTTACAATGGACATGCGATTATTTCTCCACACCATGCTGATTTGATCGCTCCGACGCCTGGGGGCTGCAACCTCCGGGCGTCACTTTTTTATGGCCTTCTTACGGCTGAAGGCCGTGATAATCGAACGCACTTCCTCATCACGCGCCGCCAGATGCTTGCGGTGGTGAATCATAATTTCCTGCGCCTCTTCCTCATCAATCACGCCATCTGCAACTGCCTGATCGATAATTTGGTCAACATGACCGCGCTGTGCCGCTGTTCTGACTGATTTGTTAAACAGCTCCACCATGTCCAGATCTTCAAACTTCGGAATGTCCACCAGCATTGCGCCGCGGCGCGCTGCGAAGTATTCAGCCAGGTAGTTCGTTCCTGACAGGTCCTCCATGGCTTCCAGTTCGTGATGCTCGAAGAAACGGCAACCGTTTTTCTCATACAGGTTGTTGTTGAACTGCGTCAGGGTCATACCCAGCGCGCCGGCCATTGCAGAACGACCGCCCGCAAAGGCTTTGCACATCGCTTTTACTGTCTCTTTGATGTCTACCATCATGCTTTTCCTTTGGTAGTTATGTTGAAAGTGATGCTGATTTATCCTGCTTACTTACCCGGCATACCGTCTTTAGCATTCGGGTAAATGTCAGGCCGAAGCTGGTGTGGCGTTACGGACCATCCTCCCCACTGGCAAAGCTTGATTACTCGTTCAGGTGGAACGCGATCTTTAGAAATCCAGTTGGCAACGGACTGCACTGAGCTGAAGCCAAACCGGCGAGAAACCTCTGACATTGAACCAACAGCTCTCACCGCCTGTTCGCTGACGTTTTTGAAACTTTGCTGCATCTCTCTGCCCTCATAGATGGGATGCGTTATATACTACTTAAAGTAGCAAATTAATACAACTTAAAATAGAAATGACAACTATGCTTTGTGCGCTTAATCTTCCACTTATGGTGGAAGAAGCTAAATACAAAGACTTTGCCGACAGGCTTAATAAGTCGCTCCAGAACATGGATTTTGGAGTAAAAGAACTTTCAGAACTTAGTGGCGTCTCGTATGAGATGGCGCGGCGCTACACGCTTGGTACAGCAAAACCAAGAGATGAGAAGATGATGAGAATTGCTGAAAGGCTTTCAGTGTCTCCAGCTTATCTTGACTATGGAGTAACGGATGACAGTGACAAGCCTGAGAAAGGAACTGTCAGAATCAAGCAGTTAGATCTGCATGCATCCGCTGGCCACGGCTATATTAATCAGCCGTTCCCCACTGTCATAAGCTCTATTGAAATCCCTGAGCCTCGCATTTACGAACTATTTGGCCGTCGAACACTGGATGGTATTGAGCTGATAAATGTTGATGGCGACAGTATGATGCCGACATTAAATCCCAAGGATTTGCTATTTGTTGACAGAAGTGTCGACCACTTTAATGGTGATGGGGTTTATGTGTTCAACTTTGAAGATTCAACCTTTGTAAAACGACTACAAAAAGTTAAAGGCCGTAAACTGGCGGTACTTTCCGATAATGAAAAATATCCCCCTTTTTTCATTGAAGAGCATGAAATGTCAGAGCTTTTCATCTTCGGCAAGCTCATAAGATGCCTGCCCTTAAAGCTGATTGACTTCGGCTAAAGCAAAATCTCTTCGCAAAACCGGCTTAAGCCGGTTTTTTTATGCCCATAAATCAAGAATATGCATAAAGATGACAACTTACGCCCATTCTTTCTACTTTTTGTAGTTGATTTTCTCTACTTAAAGTAGCTATATTTAGCTCACCGGTTTTATTACTCAGGCAGATAAATGAACATCGCTAAGCAGATGGCTAACACCAAGTTTTGGGACCTGATCACTTTTCTTTACCTGTTCCCGGATGCCGAACTGGTTTGCGATGGGGATGTTGGAATCGTGTTGTTGGAGTGCTGTGTCGATAGCCCGGCAGCAAAGCCGGTTTTTTGATGGATGACGGTGTGTTGTTTGGCGGTTTATTCAGTTCGCAATCTGATTTAACCGCTCTTTTTTTCACAATGAAAAGGGCATTTGCAAAGCGGGTGTTTTCGAACGCTTAGAGACGTGGAGTGAATGCCCTCCTCATTGTGGTGAATGCGCATGCTGATGCGCCAGGGAGCATAGCTCGTTCAAACGCTCCGTTATCCCAGACGAGATGTCGGAAATCAGTGCCGACCATCACAACCTATATTCTTCGAAGTTTCGGTGTGGAGAAATCAGGCTGTGGGTTATTGCAGTAACCCACCAGCCATTTAAGCGAATCCCTCAGTTTTTTATTGCCGTTACTGGCAAGGGATTCATGCAATCAAAAATCGTGTGGAGAACATATGCAGAAGCCTAACGACGACATCAGAGTCGGGATCATCATCTTCCCCTACTCCAGCATTTTACGCGGCTGGATCGCCCCAGATGGCGAGCTGGTAAAGAACCCGATTAAAGCTCAGCGCATGGCTGAGGAAATGTATCGCAACATCACCATCCATTGAGGCGCCCAACATGCTCAACGCAAAATCAAATAAAGAAATTGTTGCCGCAGGCCATTCATTTGCCAAAAACCTCTCAGCCGATACCGGCCTGATGGATATGGCCAAGATGGTAAGCGAGCTTGCTACACGTCTCGACGTTGCGAACGCGCGCGCCAGTGTAATGGCAGGTGAAGTGCTGCGCATTAACAGCATCATGCCGGACGCAATCGCCGCGCTGAATGCCACCGGCGACCATATGAGCCTCGTTGCCAACCTGAATGCCGCAATGATGACACCAGCTGCTAACGAATGGATTAAGGCGCTCCAGGCTGAAGCCGTCGTGCAGACGCGGAAATACGTCCAGACCATGACCAACCACCAGCAGCCCGGCGTATCACACGTTATTAACCTCATCTCGCAGCTGGAGATGGATATGCTGCGCACTAGTGCCGGTAAGGTTGGTGAGTGATGGAACGCTGCCAGAATTGCCGACGCTTCACGGGGCAGCCGCGCCAGCCCAAAGTTGGTGAACACGTTGACTTCACTATCGTCAGAGGGGATGGGCGGAGTAAGCGGATATCTGTACGCACCGGTAAGTTGATGCTGATAAAAGCTGATGGTTTCAGCGTCATCTATCGCGGCAAGGTTTATCACTCTGATGCGGTGTCATGCCCGGATGAGCCTTCGGCTTTAACCCTGTCTTTCGTCGGCATGTGCGAGTGCGAAAAGGAGGCTGACCATGCGTGAGCGCCCGATCCTCTTAAACGCCGACATGGTGCGCGCCGTACTGAACGGCAGCAAGACGCAGACGCGCCGGATTATCACGCCGCAGCCCTTTGACCGCAGCTGGGCACGTCACGATCATCAAATCGAAATCGCCTCGGGTCGTGCAGAGAACGGTGATGAGATTGATGGTCTACTGGCCTACACGAAAAGCAGCGGTGGAGAATGGCACGCGTTCTGCCCGTTCGGTCAGCCAGGCGATCGCCTCTGGGTGCGTGAGACGTTCCGCGTGCATAGCCGGGCTACTGACGTAGCGACGCTGGTTTATAAAGCCAGCGGGCGCCAGAGCTGGACTGAGCAAACACACCGCGTGCCAGCTTCTGTATGCAATAAGCCCGCAGTTATCGAAAAGTGGACGCCATCCATCCACATGCCGCGCTGGGCTTCCCGCATAACGCTGGAGATTACCGGCGTCCGTGTGGAGCGCTTGACCGCATTGTCTGACGATGACGCACGTAATGAAGGTTGCCCAGCCCAATTACCGCACAACCCTGAAGATGAACATCAGGCGCGCACATGGTTCCGGGGGTTGTGGAGTGAAATCTACGGAGAGGAAAGCTGGCAGGCTAACCTGTGGGTCTGGGTGATCGAGTTTAAGCGCGTGGAGGGGGAATGATGATCCACTATCACGGTGGCCCGATTACACCTGACCTTGCCGCGCTGAAAGCCTGGCGCGGCCGGCACGCCTTTATCTCGTTTGCCCATCCCGAGCAGCTTGGGCTGGCGTCTGAAGCTTGCCAGTCATTCGCGCTGGATAACGGCGCGTTTACAGCGTGGAAAGCAGCTAGCCGCAATAAAATCGACTGGGCAGATTATTACGAGTTCGTGGCGCGCTGGAAAAATCATCCAGGCTTCGATTTTGCGATCATCCCCGATGTAATCGACGGCGGAGAAGCGGAGAACGAGGCGCTACTTGATGAGTGGCCGCACGGTGATTTCTACGGCGTTCCAGTGTGGCATATGAACGAAAGTGACGAGCGTTTCATTCGGCTTTGCAATGAGTACCCGCGGGTAGCGATCGGCAGCTGTGGCGAGTATGACGTGAAGCGGCCAAACCTCGCTGTTTCGCGGATGAAAGACCTTATTCGCCACGTGACCGACGCTTACGGACAGCCGATCGCTAAGCTCCACGGTCTGCGCATGCTCAACCCGCAGATATTTACCAAACTACCGCTGGCGAGCGCCGACAGCACCAACGTCGCGCGCAACATAGGTATTGATAAAGCATGGTCTGGCGCATATGCGCCGGCATCGAAAGAGACCCGCGCCGCCTTATTGGTTGAGCGTATCGAGTCGCATAACAGCCAGGGTTCACTGATCTATTGCGAACAACGGGACCGCATCTCTCTGCAAATGGCGCTGGAGGTATAGCAATGAGTAACGTTCTAGCCCTGAAATTCAGTAATGCAGAGCCGGATCAGTTGCTCGGAACTCTGTCGGTTGAAGAGGTGATGGAGGTTCTTAAAGAAAGGGTTCGCTCTGAGGTTGTGGAAGAGGTGCGCGGCGATTATCAAGGGCAAATAGATGACCTGGAATGCCAGCTCGATGAGGAAGGAGACTGGAGAAACGATGCCGAAAGCTGGGAATGCGATGCTATCGGGCTCTATCGTGCTATTGAGGCTGCTATTGAACTTCCCTGGACCGAAGGGTTACCACTTCTACGCCAGGCGATGGCTGAATACGGAAAGGATATCGACTGATGCCTAAATCCGCCGCAGAACGAAAAGCCGCGCAGCGTGCCCGCCAGGCCGCTGCCGGCGGTAAAAAGCTGGAGTTGAAGCTGGATAGTCAGGAAGTCGAGATGCTGGCGCAGAACTGCGCCGCACGCCGGCCCGGTCGCGAGCCGTATGAGCTGAACGAGTACATCACCATGCTTATCCGCAAGGACGCGGCTGAGCTTGCGCAGCAGCTGGAAGCGCTGGCGAAGCGCCAGTGCGGGAAGTGTGGCGATAACCTGCCGGTAAGCGCGTGCCCCTGCCAGGGTGATTCGCAGTGCTGGGCCACCAGCGGCTGGCTTGAGACAAAATTAAACATCACACCGTGA